TACGCTGGTCGAACTACTGGTCGTCCTGACCCTGGTGCTCATTCTGACGACCGTTGCGATAGCGCTCATCCCGCGTGCCATCGAGCACACCAATGCATCGCGCGGCGCGGAGCAGCTTCAGGGATGGTTGCTTATTGCCAAGCAGCGGGCCAAGAGCGACGGAACTCCTTGCGGGTTGCGCATGGTGCCCGACGCGAATGGGTTGGTGTACAACCTGCAATATGTGCAGCAGGTAAATGATTTTCAGGTGGTCTATTCGCCAACTCCAACTGCACCAACCCAGATTCGACGCATTTCAGCAAGCGGAACGACCGCGACCCTTGAGCCCTTGCCAGTGCCGCCGCTTGCTCCGTATCCAGATTTTTCCTTTCGCCAGGCGGCGCCACCCTATACTCCAAGTCCGGCAAACCTCTGGCCCGTGCAAATTGGCGATCACATCGAATTCAATGGCGGCGGCTTTGTGACGCGGATCGCTGATGTGCCCGATCCACTCACGTTGACACTCGAGCACGCACCGCCTTGGCCGCTATCGCTGGTAACCACTTACCGGATCATTCGGCAGGCGCGACCAATGCAAGGCGAACCCGAATTGCAACTCCCCAAGGACGTGGCTATCGACCTCGCCACGAATGCGACCTACGGAGGGAATCTTCCGCCATTGGTCAGCGGCTTGGTGGATTTGATCTTCTACCCGAGCGGTCAGATGCCGTTTGCTGGCAGCGGGATCTTCCTGTGGGTGAAGGATTACACGCGCGACCCGAATGACCCACTGCAGTCGCTCATCTGCATCATGCCGAGCGGGTTCATCGCGGCACATCCGGTGGATGTGACGCCGAGTGCAAGCGGAACGCCTCCCTATGCAAATCCGTACTCATTTGCTTTGGACGGACGCTCTTCAGGGCTGTGATTAGACGATACTTGTGATGATTCCCTTCGTGACTGTCACGGTGTGAGCACCGGCAGTGAAAGACCCTGAAACTCCAGGCGTTGCACCTGAAGTTATTGACTCTGGTCCGACAGCGAACCCTTCTCCTGCGATAATGACCCCGTTGAACAGAAGAGATGAGTTGCTGTCTCCGAGATAAGAACCAAGGTAAGCATCAGGCCCCATAACCAAAATGACAGTAGTTATCTCGCTCAGCACATCGACCATAAACCGATGACCACTGTAGGAGACTTGTGCTACAGGAATAGAGCCGGGAGGAAGTCCTGCCCCACCGTAGCCGAGGAAAAGCTGAGTGAGAACATTCAAGGTTCCTTGGACACCAGTCACCTGGGCGCCTGGGTTCACGATGAAAACATTGGTCGTTCCATCTGGCAAAGGCGCCGAAGTGTCGTTGTGAACTATGAAATGGCTCGTTCCTGCCAGAAGCGTGTTGACCTCCACGCTGTCCTGGAAAAGCTTGGTTCCGTTCCCCATCGTTTGGGAATTGAGGTTCACGATCCCTGGCTGGCTCGCCGAGGCGTCCTGCTCGAGCAACACCATATATAGTGGTCGTTGGACTGCGGCTCCTCCGCCAAAGGGGATGGCAGTGTACGTCCCGTTAGGCGTGGCTCGGTAGGCAAAGGAGGGCTGGAGCACGTGCTCGTTGTATGAAGCTATCCAAATGGCTCCGGCTGGAGCATTGAAGGTTGGGGAATTTGGCGTGGTCGAGACCAGCAGACCATCGAAAATGTAAGCCGAGGTTGGCGAAACGCCGCCGTTGACTTCAACGAAGATCGTGGCCGTGGACTCGTAACCGATGGGCGCAAAGACGGGCTTGCCGTCACCTGGATTGGGTCCATAGAGCCGGCAATGATAGATCACGTTTGCTGCAAGCGCTTCGCCGTTGATAGGCCAGAGCCAGCATGCTCCGAGCAGATTCTGGACCGGCGGCGGATTGCCGACGCTGCATTGCAGGACCGTTCCTGCATAATAATTCGTTGTCGGGTCAGGAGTCCCGCTGGTGCACAAGATGGGATGGATTTCGGGCGAGCTGACATCCGGCGGCGCCGCGTATTGATCGTGCGGACGGTTGAGTGCCGCGCGCTTCGTCTGCCGGGCAGTCTCTTGCAGACTGCGGATCGCCTGGGCGCCGAAGGTGTAACCGGCGGGCATGTCGGCCATGGGAACCTCTGCTCAGGTGTCAGGAGTCAGGGGTCAGGAAGCAGGAATCACTGACTTCTGATTCCTGACTCCTGATTCCTGTCTCCTGTTTACTTGCCTGACCTACTCCTGCGGTAGTTTCGTGCGCAGGCGCCGGGGCAAGCGGCGTGTCACTGCCGCGGGCGGTGCCGGCGGCGCCGTTGTTGGCGTCAACTCGAGCAGAAAGTGATCGCCTACTTTGGCGTTCACCAGCAACGGATGGTCGGTACCGAGTTTGAGGATGCCCCAGGCTTTTTGCTGGGCCAGGCGCTCGCCGGCTGCGAGCGTATCGTCCTGCACCACGTTCAGGGAGGCCTCCTGCACGGTCTGGCCGGCGATGGGCCGCAGAGTGACGAGTTTCAGCTTGATTTGTGCCATGATCATTCCCCTGTAGCACAAGCCGATGGCTTGTGCAGGTTCGTCACAAGCCATCGGCTTGTGCTACACCAGGACCACGCCCGCCATCAGGTCGGCGAAGAAGCCGCGTTTCGAGAAGTAGTAGTGCAGGAAGTAAAACTGCTGCGGCGCGCCGCCGCCCGGATTCACCAGCACCTGGCCGGCGCCGTTGAGCGGATAGGGACCGCCCGGATTGAGCCCGGTCGGGTCGACGTATTTCTTCGGTTTGCCTGTCGTGGTGTCCAGCACGTACCAGCCGATGTCGGGCACATACTCGTCGATCTCCCAGCCCACGATCGTTTGCGTGCCGCCGGCGTCGTCGGTGAGCTCGATCGTGTCGAAGCGGAACGCGAAATGGGCAGTGACCGGCTGGAAATAGATACCCTCTTCGAACCTGGTCTCGCCCGGATCGATCGTCTTGCACTTCACCGTGGACGGCAGGCAGGTGAGGAACGTATCGAGGTTGAGCGTGTTCTGGTACTGGAGCAGGATCCCCAGGGCGGTCATCGAGGTACCGCCGTCCGACAGGGACAGCAGCGGCGCGGGAATGTTCCAGGTGAGCGCCAGCGTCGACCGCGGATCCTCGATCTCGTTCGCCGGCGAAAACTTCTGGCCGGTCGAGTTGTTGACGGCCCTGGCATCGAGGTTCTGGGTAGGATCATGCAGATCGACGTAGCCGAGATCGTAATTGGCGACGCGGCGGGCTTCTTCCCGGCCCCAGTGCGGAATGGCGGGGCGCAGCAGCGGGTTGGGCTGGATGTAGCCCTGGGCGGCCATCTCGGCGGAGCCTTCGACGAAGTTCGAGTATGTGCAGATGACGAGCCATTCGCGCGGATCGCGTTGCAGATGGGGCTGGGCCGAAGCGCAGATGGCCTGCGGATCGGTGTGGCCGTTGGCATCGACATAGGGATCGAAGATGTTGGGGATCGTCAGGCCGGTGAGCGGATCGACGGCGCTCAGCACGATGACCTCGCCGTCGGCCAGGCTGGTGGTGCGCACGCGGAAGGCGCGCGGCCGGCGGCGCTGGCCGCGCTGATCGCGGTCGCCGGTCAGCGATTGATCCCAGATTTCTTGTACGGACAAGATGCCCATGATTCGTAGGGGTCAGGAAGCAGGAGTCAGGGGTCAGGAGACAGGGGTCAGGGGTCAGGAGTCAGAAATCATTGCTGATCCCTGCCTCCTGACCGCTGTCTCCTGGCCGCTGTCTCCTGGCCCCTGCCTCCTGCCCCCTGTCTCCTGTCAATCATTGATCGGCGCCTGTTTGATCACCGTTTGTTGCTTGTCGCGGATGGCGCGGGCGATTTCCTGGCCGATGCGGATCTGTTCGTCCATCTTGGCTTTTTGCTCTTCCATGATGGCGGCGATGCGGTCCTGGACGCTGTTGGCGCCCTGGCCCTCGAGCTTGGCCTGCAGCTCGGCGAAATCCTGGCTGCCGAGCGTCATGAAGCTGGGCAGCTTGACCTCGGCCTGATCTTTCAGCAGACCTTCGCCGAGCTGGCCGAGGCCGGCGAAGCGCTCGGTATCGCTGATCAGCGCGTCGTCAGCGGCTTTCCCCAATTGATCGGCCTTGTCGAACAGTTCGTCCAGAGGCGATTTGAATTTGATCCCGAGTGCCGAGCTGAAGGCGTCCTTGGTCTTTTGCACGGCCCCGGCGTAGGTTTCGCCCCGTTCCTGGGCGGTCAGGAATATTCCATTGAGATTCTCCATTTCGGCGCGGAAGGCAGCCAGCGGAGACCGCAGCGTGTCGGCAATGTCTAGCTGCTTCTGAAAGCGGGGATTGAAGGCGTTTTTCTCGCCTGAGTCGCCCTCCAACCATTTCTTTGCCTTCGTCATCAGGCCGCCGATCCAATCGTCCATGGCATCGAGTGCCCGGTCGCCTAATCCAGGGCCCTTGCCGGCGGGGTTTTGCGCGGCGGCCTCCGCGGCCATGCCGTATGCTACCGGATTGAAGATGCGGCCGAGCAGCCCTTTACCGCTCGCGGCATCGGCGATCATGCCCTTCGGCGTCTGGCCCCGTATATCGTCCATGAGCTTTTTGATTTCCTCGATCAGCTCGCCAATGGCATTGCCAATGAAGCGGAAAACCTTCCGCGCCGCGGTTTCGATGGTCGTAAAGATCCCTGCGATGCCTTCTGTCTTGGTGACGAACTTCGTCAGGAGCTCATTGATCGTGACGAGCGGCCCGGCCGCGACGATGGCAAGGTTTTGTTGCAGGCCGCGCACGGCGAGCTCGATGTCTTTGAATGCTTTGGCCGCCTGGAGAACTAGGGCGCCTTGGGCCTCCGAAAAAGAGCCGCCTAGCAGCTTGTTCTTCTCGATCACGCTGTCCATAGCCTTGCTGCCGCGCTCCAGCGCGGGCGCGAGCTCGGCATAAGCACGGCTGAAGAGCTGTGTGCCGACGCGCGCGCGGTCGGCAGGATTCGGAATGGCCGCCAAATGATCCATGATGCTACGGAGCTGGTCCAGCGGCGCCTGCTTGGCGAGCGCTTGCCAACTTAGGCCGAGTCCCTCGAACATGCGCCGCGCGGCCGCGGAGCCGCCCTGCGCCATGCTCAATTGCACGGAGAATTTCACCATCGCCTTGTCGAGCGCGCCGATCGACTCGCCAAAGAAGTTGAAGACGCCGCCGATATCCTCCGTGGCAACATGCAGGCGCCTGGACCAGAGCACGAGCTCCTGAATGTGGGCGATGCCTTGTTTCATGAAGGCCAGGAAACCGACTCCGGAGAGCGGGATCGCCGCCAGCAGGCCGCCGATGACCGGGATGCCGGAGAGAGCGCTTTGGATGGGGCCGAGGATGCCCTGGACCACGTTGAACGGCGCCGTGGCGATTTTGCCGAGGGCATTGGGGATCGAGGCGAAGCCTTTACCGACCTGCAGGGCGAACTTGTCGACGGCCTTCATGGCGCGGCTGATGCCGCCTTCGAACCCGGTCGGGTCCGCGGTGAGCTTATAGGCCAGACTGCCGATCGATGCTGCCATGTGATCAGAGGAGACAGGAGTCAGGAGTCAGGAATCACTTTTTCCTGATCCCTGTCTCCTGATCCCTGTTTCCTGACTCGTGTCTCCTAGCCGTGTCCATCGGTCATTTGCACGAAACCCAACAACAAGGATTGGGCGATTTTCAGCCGGCGCCGCGAGCGCGGCCGCCGCGGGCGCCGTGGGCGGCATTGCTTGCCTGGCGCTAGCTCCGGGAAGATCTCCGCCGGAGTCACCTCGAGCCCGAGCAGGCTGCCGATCAGGCTGATCAGCACGCCGATGCGGTAATCGTCGCGGCGGGCGCCGAAGGGCTCCAGGCATTCGTAATGCTGCCACTCGCGGAGCTTCTTTACCGACAGGCTGTCCATCACCTCGTCGACATCGAGGCGGTGCACGGCCAGCGCTAGCCGGTAGCCGAAGCGCCGGAGGTGTCGCTCGCGGAGGGGTTTTTTTCCGGCGTCCCGTCCTCGCTGTCGTCGTCGTCCAGGTTGTTGAGGCGGCGGATGGCGGCGAAGATCCGCGAGATTACCGAGGCGCCCTTGAGCGCCAGCCAGCTGGCGTCGCTCTCCTGGAACATTTTGCTGCCGTCGTCGTCCAGGGCGCAGCGGACAATGGCCGAGGCCCGGAAGGCGAGTTTGCCGCCCAGTTTCTTGCGTTTCTTTTCGTGGCAGTCCATCTGCCAGCGATCGAGCTCGAGGGAGGTCATTTCCCGGATGGTCATGTCGGCGATGCCGACGTCGGCCCATTCGGGCGTGGGCACCTGCTCGGTGGCAAGTTTCTCGGGCCGGCCTTTCAGGGCGTCGCGTTTGCGCATCGTTGGGATTCCTCCAGGGGAAAGGGTCCGCGCGGCCCTGAGGGCCTGCGGTTAAACGAGTAGGCAGTAGATCAGTAGACAGTAGACGGCGGGCGCGATTGTTTGCTGTCTACTGTCTACTCACTTCCGCCGCTTGTGCCTGGTCGCCTGTACGGGAGCGATGGCCGTGAGGGCGACCACGTATTTGATGCCGTTTTCCTCCTCGAACTCGACATGGCATTCGAAGCCGGGTTTGACGGATTCGAGGACGTCGGGAGCGCCGAAGACCAGAACATGCTCGCGGTCGAGCTCGGAGAGGTCATAGTCGATGTCGTGGGGCGGGGGTGGCTCGCGGTGGGTAAGCACGAGTTTAGAGCTGGCCAGGTCGATGCTTTTGACGAGCTTGTTGCAAACCGGCATATCCGAGTCCCTCGCGCGGCCCTGAGGGCCTGCGGTTAAACGAATCCCTTACGCCGCTGGGGTGATCGAGATCGGACCGGAGAGGGCGATCGTCAGCGATTGCGTGATGCCCTCTTTCATGGCCACCTTGCCGCCCCAGGGTTTCATGATGAAGCCGAGGAAAGCCCATTCGGTGCCGTGCGTCTGGATCGGCGTCTTGTCGCTGAAAATGAACAGGAAGTAGCTGTCCTCGACCATCAACCAGCTCAGGATGTTGGCGGCCATGGCCGCCGAGAAAATGAACGTCTCCTGCAGCTCGCCCGGGTCGATCATGCCGGGGCGGTTGCGCTCCCAGAGATCGGGCTGCAGCATCCAGGATTTGAGGACCTTGGTGCCGGCCGGCGCCGGGAGGTCGAAATCCTGAATCAGGCCCATCGATTGATAGGTGCCGCCCTGGTTGACGCTGATCTGACAATCGCAGCCGAGGCCGATGAGCATGGCAGTGGTGTAGGGCTGAGGGAACAGGGGCGCGGGGCGAGGGAATGGGGGAGTGCAGACGTCTACACCGCTGGCTCTCGCGTCTAGGAATCAGCAGAGCAAAAAGGGGAGGATGCGGCAGGGGACAGGAGTCAGGGGACAGGAGGCAGGGGACAGGAATCACTGACCCCTGCCTCCTAACTCCTGATTCCTGACTCCTGATTCCTGATGCCTGACTCCTGATGCCTGACTCCCGACTCCTGCCTACTGGGGTTCGCTGACCATCAACAGGAGCTTGTGCGCCGAAGGATCCCCGACCTGGTCGCCGTGCACCGGGGGGTCGAAATCGGTTTCTTCGTCTTCCACGAAGATGCCGCGGATCGTGTAGGTGACGGCATCGACGGTCACCGTGCCGCTTTCGCAATCGACGATCGCAGCGAGCGCCTCGAGGATGTCGGAGGCCTGTTTGGGCGTCGTGCCGTGACAGATCAAAAAGAAGTGCAGGAAGCGCGTGCCTTCGGCGCCCTTTTGCGTCGTGGTGCGCCGGCCCTTGACCATTTGCACGACGATGTAGGGGGGAGGCAAGTCCTGATCCTCGGCGAGAGGCTGGAGGTTCTGACCGCTGGCCAGGCCCGTGATTTGGGCGTTGGCCAGCAGGAATTGGATGAGGATCTTTTCCATGGTTCGCATTCGTAGCACAAGCCATCGGCTTGTGCTACATCACCCCTCATTCGCCGCCTTTATTAGCGTATCTAATACTGCCTTCTGGCCCGCGGCGGCGCCTTGTTCGGCGGCCAGGGTCATGAAGGTTTGCTCCCGGCCCGGGCCGGCCAGATGAGCGTAGTACATCGGCGTCTGGCGTTCGACGATCTTGCGCTTCAGGCCGAGGCGGCCGAGGATGCCGGTGCGGGCTTGCTTGATCGTGCGGATCTCGCGCGAGAAGAGTCGCTGGGTTTCTTTCGTTTGGCGGTTGCGTTTAAAACCGCCGCGGGCGCCCATGATCGCGACAATGATGCCGGAATTGTAGGTCTTGACCTTGATGCCAAGGGCTTTCTTGAGCAGGCCTGCCTCGAGCTCGGGATCCTTTTCCGGGTCGGAAACAGGTACCAGCCGCCGGGCGACTTTGAGGATCTCGACCTCGCCTTTGTTCAGCGCCGTCTTGAGGGCTTTCTTGCGGACATTGTCGTCGAGGCGGGCCAGGCGGGCGCGCAGCTCATCCGTGCCGATCAGCTTGGCTTCGATCTTGAAACCGGCGATTTCCATGGTTGCTTTCGGTTGCGCGCGGCCCTGAGGGCCTGCGGTTAAACGCTCGGCCCTATCCCCTAGCCCCTGTTCCCTCATCCCTCAGGTGGCCACCGTGGCGCCCGTTTCTTTGCAAAAGCACAGGTGCTTCACATGCGCCTCGTTGACATCGACCACGGCGACGATCTGGAAAATGCGGTTGGCCTGATTGGGATCCTTGTAGAGCCAGCGGTTGGCCGTGGTCAGGCCGGGGTAGTAGCGCAGGGTGAGCACGTGCGTCCAGTCGCCCTGGACTTGTTGGGCGAAGAAGAGCTTCTTGCCGCCCTTCTCGTCGATCGCGACCGAGCGGGGCAGGGTGCCGACGTTTTGCCAGTTGGGGATGCGCTTGTTCGAGCTGTCCTTGGCGGTGCCCACGTCTTTCTGCAGCCAGACCTTACGGTCGAGGCGGCCGGCTTCCAGGATCTCGGCTTCGCGATTTGCCATGTTTTGCCGCAGGGCCTCAGGCCCGCGCGTCAACCTGGGCTATAAGTTCGCGCGGCCCTGAGGGCCGGCGGTTAAACGCGACTAGGCATACGATCCCCAATCCTCGAGGTCGAGGTGGTCCTGGATGGCTTTGGGCATGGGGGTCTCGATTTCGCCGCGGTTGGCGTGCTGCCAGCGCACGTGCAGGCGCATGGCCTGGCGGATCGTTTCCGGGATTTGGTAAGGCTCGCAGCCGACGCCGGTTACGTAGCCGCAGGTGAACGTCACGAGGATCGGGTACTGACGATCGGGCTCGAAGGGCGGCCAGATCTGGAATGGGGCGCGCTGGATAAAGCCCGCTCCGCGCCAGGGCGTGCCGACCAGGTAATAGCTCGTGGCCAGGACCTGTAGCGTGCCGTTGTAATCGTAATACTGGATTTGATTGACCTGCTGCAGGGGCGGCCGGGGCAGCATCAGGCGGCGGCTATCGATCCAGGCTTCGACGGGCACCTGGTAAGTCGCTTGCAGGAGCTGGCGGTGGCCGGGGATCTGCTGCTCGCACCACTTGGCGGCCACGCGAATATATTCTTCGACCAGGTCCTTGTCGTAGTCATCCTCGATGCGGCAATGTTTCTTG